TTTGAGTTAGTTACCAAACCCATTATAAACCACCACTTTGATTGTATTTTTGACCATAACCTGAATCATATATATTATTCTTTTTAGCTCTATCGTTACTTTTCCGTGCAATCATACGGGCTTTAGTTTCATCTTCTTTTGTAAAAGCATAGCTATCAGTATCACCAACTTGACGAGCTTGAAATCTTCTAGCCGCTGAAACAGTGATATAATGTCTTAATGGATGAGTTAAATCATTGAATGGTATATTCCAAATAATCTCAACTGTTTGAGATTCATCAAAGATAAATGACTGTTCAGACTTAGAGTATAATTTCCAGTTCCTCACAATAAGGTCACTATCAGCAGAAGACAAGTCAAGGATGTTAAAAGGGATAGATATGATACCCTCAGTATCAGGACTTAGAACATAATCAGCATCTCTATTAAAGTGCCAATTTTCACCTAATATTTCTTCTTTAGTCTCTTTGATTACATCAAATGCAATCTGAGCTTCAAGTACATTATCAGTGTCCTCTTCATTTTCTAAAGGGGGTTCGTTGATTACTTGTAAAAGTACATTAACAGCGTGTAGTAAATATTTTTGAGAATCGATTTCAAATTCTTGGAAAGCCATAAGAACTCCTTATTGATACCCTCCTAAGAGGGTATTGTAAAGAGCGTGGGTTACACGTTCTTAATTGAGGTCGCACATTGTGGACGAAGAGCTGCAACACCGTTAGAGAAGTATGCGTTGATAAGTTTAGCGTTAAGGAAGTCAGGTTGAGGATTAATATCAACTTTCACATCCCATAGCTTAACCATACCAGCTGCTTCTGTTGTAAAGACAAGACCAACTAGACCAGCTGTAGCTGGAAGGTTGTTAGTTTTGAATACAGTCACACCACCTACCATCTTAACATCACCAATATCAAGACCACCATTGTTACTCGTGTAATCGCTAGAAACGATTGTGAGAGATTGAGGTAGGTATTGGAAGTCAAGAGGGTCAAGAGCACAAAACTTTTGGTCAAGAACATCATTCACTTCCATAGCAGCTGAAGCCGCATAGATAGATTCAATCAGTTCTTGTCCTCTGTCAGCAGCGACACCAGTATCAGCAACACCACCGTTAAGAGCTGTGTTCACGATAACAGTACCATCACCGTTACCAACAAGACCAGTTGCAAGAGATGACGCTTCAATAGCCGCAGAACATTTACGGTCAATAGCGTTAGCTAATTTAGCTCCGAGTTGTCTTACGTTCATACCTTGAACATCATATCTTGCGATAGCCTCATCCCATTGGTCAATTCTTCTTGATTCGTATTGAGGACGGTCAAGAGCGATGATAATTTCATCTTGCGTACCATTTCCAACTTGTACTTGCGTACCAGCAACATAAGCCGCGATTCCAGTATCAGCAGTATCTTCTTTACCTTCAATGATAAATGAACCAGCAGCAGAACCCGTACCAAGATTATCAATTCTGATAAGGTCAGCAAATCTAGTCATTCTATAGAATGCTTGAAGAACATCAAGTGTTATGTCTCTTGTAAGGTCAGCAGCGGAGTCTGTACCCGTATTTGGAGTATTTGCACCAGTATAAGCCATAATTTATCCTTTCGTTTGTTTGTATTTATTTAGTTGTAGTTTTGCCAAATAAACACCGTTGAAAGAATAATCTGAAAAGAATTACTCGATAGATGTTATTAGTCAGGCTTTATCCTAACCAACTATGACTACCATTATAACTCAGATTATCCTTAAATGTCAAGGATACTGATATTTATTATCAGTACCCTCTCCATAATCTTTCATCAGTCAGCTTCAATCTAGCATTATACTTAGCTCTAGCCGCTGTATCATTTTTACCAGCTTGAGAATCTAAGTACTGCTTATCTTTAAAGATTTCAGCTTGGCTCTCATAACCTTTAAGACCAACATTACCTGAAGCACTGCCATTGATTCTAGTAGGATTAGTCACATCACCAGCGGCTTTTACTGCTTCATACTCCGAGTAAAGCCCTTTAATAGTAAAACGTGAGTTAGAACCCGTAATATCAGCATCAAAAGCTTGTTTTTCTGCATCACTTAAGGTTTCAGAAGCCCAACCTAACATGGCTTCATAATTTTCTTTACCACCAACTTCAGCATGAGCGACATTGATTTTATCTCTAAGCTCAATAGCACCTAACTTAATGTCTCTAATGTCAAGACCTTTTTCCGTAAGAACAGTTTCTATCTCAGGTGTGAGCTCCATACCATTGTTCATAAACTCAGGAATAACAGCCTTAATAGCTTCTTGCTTTTCAAGTTGAATAACATCAGCTTCAACACCGTTTGTCATATTCTTCTCACGAGTTTTAACATCTTCAACATACTGAGCATGTTTGTCTTGTAAGTTTTTATGAGCTTCAGCGAACTGCTCCAAATTCTCATACTTACCTAAAAGCTTTCCATCAGCTGTTACAAACTTCTCTTTGATTTCATCTGTAATCTCAAAATTAAGAGATACTCCCGCACCGCCATCAGAAGGAAGACCAGTAAGGTCTCCAGCTGGAGCTGGGTTTGGGTCATTACCCGCTGGATTACCAGCTGGGTCATTTGGATTAGGGTTTGGGTCATTACCCGCTGGGTTACCAGCTGGGTCATTTGGGTCTTGTGACATGACTTACCCCTTCTCAATGAAGTCTTGCTCAAAGCTAAATTTAAGAGGTCTGTCTCTTAGCTCGGCTTTCGATAACGTCCATACAAGCTGTTTGAAATCTTCTTGATTAATACCGTGTTTACGCATAATCATACTAGGCTTCCAACCTGAGTTAATTAGAGCTCTTAACTCTTCAATAGTACATTTAGTTTTCTTACCCTTTTCACGACCAAAATGCCTACCATTAGCTTCAGAATACTCACCATACTCACCAGCTGTCATAACAGTGATATTAGCTCTGTCCGTTACACCTTCACCAGCATAAGTCTTTGCAAACGCACTTGCGGGTTTCTCTGCTGTCTCATCTACATCAGTTGTAACTGTTACCTCTTTAGCTTTCTTCAGAATACCTTTGAGTTTACCTACTGTGATTCCTAATTCCTCTGATGCCGCTACTTGTGTCATACCGCTGTTCAACAGTTCTTCAATCTGTTCAGCAGTTACTTCTACATTATTTTCTGTGTTATCCATAATGCTTTCCTTTCTATTGTTTTAATGTTAGAGCCATAAGCTCAATAAGACTCTCCAAAGAGAGCCCTATGAGATTACTTCTCGTCAGTTTCTTTTTTAACTTTTGCTCTACGAGCTTTTTCTTTTTTATTCTTTGGTAAGTCAATCGCTGAGATTACCTTACTTTCTTTAACAACTTCTTTATTAGCCATAATAAGTCCTCCTTTCGTAAGATTTATTGACCAGTAGCGGCATTCTTCACAATGTCACCAGTTGCTCCAGCTACAGACTCATCCATAGCGGCTTTAGCTTGAGCCTCTTGACGACCCTTTCTAATCTCATCAACCTCTTTCTTTTTACGAACTAAGTTTTCAGTATTAATACCATCATACGAAGCATATCTCTGAGCCAATTCTTCTTCAATAAGATAGTCAGTAAGCCCAAGTTGTGTCATTCTTGTCACATACCCATCTAATTTCTGAGCCTCTTGTGACCTACCAAGAGCATCGAGACCAGTAAGAATCTCAGGTTCAATATTTTCAAACTTGATGCCCTTTTCCTCCATGATTTGATGAACCAACCACTTAGAAAAATGAAGAGCCATAGAGGAATAAATACCACCCAATGTAGACTCTTCTAACTCTCTTGCCATTATCTGAACCTCATACGCTGTAACACGTTCAGCGTTACGAGTAGTCGATTCAGTAGATAAGAACATTTTAGCAAGTTCTCTTTTAAGACTGGCTTCCCGTTCAGCTGGAGCTTGAAAGTCATAATTCTTATTAGCTTGAACTACTGTCACATCATCAGCTTTACCATAACGATATGCTCCAGTAGGTGCATTAGCCACATCATCTTTATCAGTTCTACCTATAGACTCATCTACTAAGAATAGAACTTTAGCCGCTGCAAGTGAGCCACGAGTTAAGAGTTCAGCTAATTTGTTAAGCTGCTCCATATCATCAAAGTAATCTTCCACATAAGGTCTGTGGTATTTATCACCACTCACCCATTTCCAACCTAAGTATCTGAACGGACAACTGATATAATCAGCATAAGTAGCTTCCTCACCTACAAGTTCTCCTTCAAGCTCTTGTATACGTTCCCATTTACCTTCTTCATTTACATGAACCAAAGTATATAGTTTAAACTCTTTTTGCTTCTCATCTCTAGGCTCGACACCTTCAGGTAAATCTTCTTTATACAAGTCCTCAACCACACAGATACCCAATGGATTACCATTACGGTCAAGCTTAACAGCAAAAGATTTAAGAGTATGGAGTAATAAACCTTCTTCTTCCACCTTCTCAGCTACAACAGAGCCTACTACAAGGAGTTGGTCAATAATTTGAAAGAGTGATGGACGTACTTGCTGTACTTCTATCTCACTATTAATGTCTTCAGTATTAGCTGATAACGCCGAATACATATTTTCAAGACCTTCTTTATCGATACTCTCACCTTCACCAAAAGTATCTTTAAGACCTTGAGGGTCAGGTCTAAATCTGAATGATGAGGTAGATGGAGGTAATAGGGCTAGACCCATTTTAGATTTAAGGTTATTGACCAGCCCACCACAGAAAGATTGAGCTCTTTTAAAAACTACACTATCACCACTACCAGCTCCGTCTTTCCTCATCAGATAAGGTATGGTCATCTCTGCATGGTTCTCAGCTCTTGTCTCAAACTCTTTACGGTCTTTGGAGTATTCTTCATAGAACTCACTAGGTTTAATATCTAAAGGCATTATTTCCTCCCAGTCATAACTTGGATTTCACGAATAAGTTTTAACTTAGCCACGTACTCAACTTTATCTTTATCCGTCTTCAACTCATCTATACGAAGAGCATCATTTGGATAACGATTATCAAGTTCAGTTAACATTTCATCAAAATTGAGCACAGATGTTTTTTTATCCATACTCATACTGAAAACCCTAACCCTGAACCTGATGTTCCTCCAAAGGTACTGCCAGTTTTAGTTACAAGAAAGTCAGATGTAGAGCCCATAGCTAAGGTATTAGTATCTTTAGCTCCAAACGATATGGAACTAAGCTCCTCACCTTCAGGACGAGTCTCCCTAGCAATACGTTCAGCCTCAGCTCTACGCTCCTCTTCTTCACGCTCAAGCCTTTTACGCTCTTTATTAGCTATATCCTCTTGCTTCTCAGCCGCATAAATACTTGCACCCGCTCCAATAACTGCTGCTGCGATAATTGCTGTAGCTAAAGCCATCTTAAACCCCCTAATTAAATTGAAGAATTGTTATATCATCGTTACGTTGTATGATTTTGGGCTCATACTTAAGTAACATTGGTACGATTAAGTCACTATTACCGTTAACTACAGTATAGGTTTTCTCACCCTGCTTAATAAACTTAATGAACTTCTTTAACATCCACATATCAGCCTTCTCTTTAGCTCCGCCCATTAACATAAAGGCTTGTAACTCATCAGACCATATAGGACAGAAGAAGGAGTTACCCTTTACTTCTACATCATTATCAAGCAGCTCCTGATACACCGACTCAAAAGACTGACCCCGCATATCAAAGTTGTCAAAATAATACCGCACTATTTCTTTAAGCTTATTTTCCATACGGTATAATAACATAATTTATACTTAAATCAAATAAAGGTTTCTAAATGGATAAAAACGAAATCCAATCCATCGAACATTTCGCGTACCCCACCCCTTTTAACTTAGAGCTTAAAGAATTAGGACTCATCCCATATCGCACCAACTCGCGGTTGGAAGAAAAAATTAGATGGCTCTTCTCTCACCCACACTACATCCATAGAGATATTTTCATAGACGTTGCGTCTGATGGCTCTAAAGGATTGGTCAAGGACATGGCTATTAAGGCTGTAGGTATTATGCGACATTTCTTAGAAAACCCGCAACAGTACGGGCATAGTGCCGACAATATCCATATGCAGATTCTTGTTCGTATGTGGAGACAAGTGTATCGCCACAAGAAGTTCCAACGTAAGAACGTTACGCAATATATCGCTGCAAAGATGCGACTATTGAGCATAGAGAACGGACTGATAGAAGAATTAATACGCACTTGCACGGATAAAGACTATGTGCAACACGGTGATGATATGATTAAGAAGCGTGAAGGTGTGGGTCTTCGTGAAAAACGTAAACCTAAAAAGAAGCGTAGGAAAAGCACGGGTAAAAACTATATGGATTATTTATGTAGTTTGGATGAATAGGCTTACACCCTTAACTACATAAATAATCCATATAGTTAAGGATGTAAAAAAGAGACACGAGAAATATACCTAACAGTTACCACGCTATTAGGTATGCGTTAAACTATGCAGAGAACAGCGCCAAGAAAACTCTAACATATACAAGTACAAGGAATTAACATTTTTGTCTATTTAGGAATAAAGTCATAAAATCCTAAATAGACTCCACCATTATAAAGCGAGTTAACTTAAATGTCAAGGGCTGTTCTCTGACATACTGTAATGTTTAAGCTTGTTTAAGCGTTTCTGTTTTCACTCAGGATATTTGAAGTGGGGGATAGAGCCCTCAGCGAATTACCATTTCCCCCATAGCCTTTTCTCATCATCGCCTCACAAGCTACAACACGCAAAAGCTAGACGGCTATCAACTTAACACTCTACTAGGGTTATTAAATGCATCACGTTACCACGCTTTAAAGCTATGAAGTAGGCACTTATCAAATGTTCAAATGTTCAAATGCTACACATCACCCAAATGTTCAAATGTTCAAATGTTCAAATGTTCAAATGTTCAAATGTTCAAATGTTCAAATGTTCAAATGTTCACCACGCGTCACACACGCACACGATAATATCTTCATAACCTTAATAATGATTATCATAACCCAAACCATAACCCAAATGATAATAACTATCAATACTGTTACCTCGTCATGTTGTAAAATTACATCATGTAAATAAATAACAAGCGATAATGACTATCAAAATAAATATAAAATAAAAATATCTAGGCAATGCCAAAAAATGTTTCAAAATGCCATATTTTTACAAATAAGACAAAAAAGTCTTACAATTTGTCATATTTTTACATTTTGCCTAAAAAACCCTTGACAAATAGGACAAAAAAGTCTTATAATACACTCAGTTAAACAGCACCGCCCAAAAGGGTCAAAAGAAATTAAACCATGCAAAAGGAAATATTATGACACAACTTATCAACAAAAATGAGACACTTAACAAAATTGGAGCGGTACTTGTAAAAGCTAAAGATGACAGGGCAACTATTATTAATGAAGTTATAGACGTTATTATCGCTGAAGCTAAAAACCATACGGAACATTTTACTACTAAACGTAAAGCACAAAAATTTGTAATCGAGTATATGCTTGAAGGTATGAACAGAGATGATGTGAACACGTACACCAAACGTGCACTATATGTTGCTAAGGCAATTTTAGTGGATGGTTACACCATTAAAAAGGAGTCTTTGACACTTGCACAAGCAGAAAACGCGGTCAAATGTGAAAAGTCAAAAGTTAATAAAGCTATGAAAACAACTGATGAAGATGATTATATCGCGACTATAAAAGCACTTATCAAATTGCGTGAGATAGATAGTGCAATGAAGACTATAGCGACTTTAGGCGGTACTGATATGCTAGATGCGATTAAATCAACTTTTGGAGATGATGCTAAGAAACTTGTGAACGCGATGCAAAAAGTCCTTTAAGGGCTTAAACAACATTAGGAGGGTATTAGTATACCTGAACCAACAAAAGCAATTAAGGGGCTAACATGAGTAACGAACAAACAACACAAGATAGATTAAGAAACCAAGTACTACACATAGTAAACACTATTGAAAATGGTATTGAAGTAACTGAAAACAACAAAGATGAACACTATGATTTAGAAGTAGGTGATTATATAAGCGGATTTGATTACTTGCAGGACGTACTAGGCATTACCTATACGGTATCAAGTGACAAAGAGTATTTAGGTGCTAATCTATTAGTTGCTTTTGGTGGACCAAACATAACCATAGACACTAGAAATAGAACTGTAAACGGTTATTGGTGGGGTGACAATGTATCTATCTCATACAATGAAGACAACATAGGCTTAGATGATGCACTAGAAGAGTTATATAATAGTTAATAGTTTATAGGGTACTCAATAGAGTATCTTATTAAGCTATTAAGGGCTTGTAGCGTCACTTTAATACTAATTAAGGGTTTATATCTATAGTGATAGATTTTGAACCCTTAACGGTCTTAAAAACAGCGGTATAAACAAATCGATGTTATTTTTATGCGGTCATAGTGATGACTTAAAAAAGTAAAAAATAATATCCATGCAAGGCGGGTGACACGCGGGAACACATATCCCAAAAGTGACGCGATATTTAATTTATTATTGTTATGTTCATAGTATGATTCGTGCCTCCGATGGTATAAAGAAGACAAGATACAAGTCCACGAGAGTATTTAAAAAGCAATTAATTAACATCTAAATGTGTAGCGAACATTTAGGGCTAAATGCTATGAAGCGTGATTAACCACGCGTTAAGGATTCGTCCTTTTCATTGAGGAGTATTAAAACTAAACTCCTCATAAAAAGGATATTATCACATGAGTAAATCACAACTAGACTACTTCATAGCTTTAGGGCTAAAGACGTCAAGAGAGGTATCGGAATTTAGAGCTTTAAGAGCATTGTATTCTGAAGATGAAACAATAAAAATAATAACTATGCAAAGGGGTTAATTATGAGTGATTTAGGAAAGGCATTAGAGCCATTTATTAAAACTGTAGTGGCTGAACACGTAGACGGAATGAACATTGAAGAGCAGATTAAAAGTCAAATAGAGGACGTATCCTCATCTATTACAAAGGTCTTAGAGATTAGATTAGAGGGTGCTGAAGAGGGTGAAATAATCCCACTTACACATATGCAGTTTGAAACACTTTTGAGAGTTATGGCTATTCAAGGTAAAAATACACTCTTAACGGGCGGTGCTGGGCTGAGTAAGTCAACAGCAGTTATACAAGGTGCTAAGGCGTTAAGGCTTGGATTCCAACAGATTTCATTTAGTAATCAGACCACTAAAACGGATTTAATCGGATTCGTTGATGCACACGGTAAATATCAAATGAGTGGGTTTATTGATGCCTTTATGCACGGTAAAGTGTTTCTAGCTGATGAAATGGATGCGTGTTCAAGTAACGTATTAGTGCTTTTAAACAGTGCGATATCAAATGGTATTATCCAACTCCCTAACAGCGATATAGTGGAAGTACATGACAACTTTAGATTTGTAGGAACAGCAAACACTAACTTAAGAGGGTCTAAAGATGGATTTACAGCACGTAACAAATTGGATGCGGCGACCATTGATAGATTTGTAGTAATTGAATGGTTACTTGATGAAAATCTTGAAGAGAAACTTACTAACAACGATTCATGGCTTAAAATTGTTCGTAAATGTAGAGCAACAGCTGAAAGAATGCTTGACGGTGTAAGTATCACACCACGTTCAAGTTATGACGGTGCAGATTTACTTAAAGCTGGATTCACAGCAGATGAAGTAATCGAAATGACTGTTATTAAAGCTATGGGTACAGATGAAAGAAATACCCTATTAGATGGTATTACTGAGCGTATGAAAAAGAACGCGGAGAAGGATGCTAAAACACCCTCAAATGATAAAGAATCTGAAGAGACGGCTGAGGAAGTGGCTGAAGATGAGATTGAAGAGACGGCTGAGGTTCTTGACTCTAATGAGATAACTGATGAAAATGTTGAGGATGCTATGAGCGTAAAACCTGAATATGAGTGGTAACATAAAAAATAAAAAGGATTAACTATGGAGGATATTAAGTTTATAAAAGATAGTGACGAGTTCACTAACAAGTATTTTAAAACAGTTCAAAAAGCTCCTTTTTGGCTTGAAAGTTCTTATGATGAGCTTATCAAAAAGAACAAAGGTAAAGAACAGCCTATTAGGTATATTCATATACCTAGTCTAGTAAACTTTAAAGAGTTTATGAAAGAGTCCTCAAATGACCCACGCTGGTTAGGTGCTCAAAATAAAAGCTCTATTGACCTTTCAAGTAATGGTTGGGCTGGTTCAACTAACTGGGATGAGTATATGCTTTTATTAGAAAACGGTGATGACAGAGTTATAGAACAGATTAAAAGTGATACAGCGACAGCGGTTACTGAGCTTGAACATAAATATGAGCAAGTATTATCACACTATAAGTTTGATGTTGTGGGTGAGTTCTTTGATATTGGACTTGTGTTAAGTGGTGTTCCTGAAACTTGGTTAGACCCTCAGTTTGACGAAGAGCAAGGTGAAAAACCTCAAATAGCTTTGAGAATTGATGCTGATTTTACTGGTGGTGTTAATAGTGCGACTGTAATTAAAAACAGTGGACGTATTATAGCTATGGGCAAAATTCTTGAAAGAATGGGTTGTGAAGTGTCTATCGATTTATATAATATTTGTAATAGATGGACTACATGGGGTGAACCTGAAATATTGATTCAAGAATTTACAGTTAAGAGATTTGATGAGAGTATAAATTATAAAAAACTTAGCAGTCTATTAACTACTGGTTACGTCAGACGAGCTCAATTTAGAATCATGGAAGTGCTCAGACCTAAAGATGTCAGTCATGGTTATGGTGGTTCAATACACTTGGACGGATTCGTAAGAATAGACAGCAGTGCTCAGATAGATGGGCTGGAAGAAAATTTGTTTAAAGGATTTACAGATGGAAACGATTAAAAAGTTTAAAAAAGGTAACGTTTATATTGGAAGATTTAAAGGGTTTGGAGCATGGTATGTAATTCATCAAGAGGGTCAACGTACATGGACAGCAACTAACTTTACTCATATTAATATTGAGACGGAAGGCGATGATGTTATTAGAAATAACTCAACTATGGCTGAGAGTTTTGAAAAAATACAGAGCTTTGACAAAACGAATGTAGAAGATAGAAAAAATATGAGAGAAGTCATGTTTAAGATTCTTAAATGGGGAGACCCTGAAGCGGATAATGAATCTGAAAATGATGAAGAGTATAATGTTCATTGGGGCTGAAGATGATGAACCGTCCTCATCACCCAATAATGATGAGTGGGAGGAAGCAGAGGAAGAGGTGGATGGAGGAACAAATACGGAGGATGAAGATGAAGGAGGAGTTCAACAGACAATATCTACTAATGAATTAATATCTGAAGTATATAAGAGGTATGATTTTATGTTAAATAATGCTGGTAATGCTTGGTATGTTATGAATAAAGAAACCGGTGAGTCCTTGTTACCTGACGGTAGAGAAGTGCCAAACTATAGAAGATTTGGTGAAGATAAAAATAAAGCTTACAAGCTTATAATCAAAAAATTAAAAGAGGAAAAATAAAATGAAAAAGATAACAGAAATTGAAATAGATACGAACACGAGCATTATCCATAATATATTTGGATATAAAACTGAAGAAGAATTTCTTGAAGTGTTAGTTGGTGATGGAGATAAATCTAAGAAAACTAAACATCTCACATGGTTGTTCATGGAGCTCATTAAAGACAATATTGGACAGATGTATATGGGTTATCTCATGGGTAAAATACTAAGCATTGTAACTGGATTGGAGGTAGATAATCCAGCTAAAATTATTGATTATATCAATAAATGTATGACAGATGAAGAGCTTGAAAGATTATTTATAGATGGGATGACAGTGTCGATGCAAATCTTTGGTGAGGATGGGAAACCTAAAGGTATGGATGAAATTGTAAAAGGTATTATGAATGGCAAAGAAGGTAAGTGATTTCAAAGATGTTAGAGACCGTATGAAGAATCATAGCGGTCAAGGTTTACAACAAATGTTAACTGATATGGGTATTTCTCGAAGACATTATAATAGATGTTTAGGGAAGAATCAAATACCCTATAAAGGTTTAGTTGATTGGTGTATGAAAAATGATGCTAAATTAGATGAAATATTATTAGAGGAGAAATAAAAATGGGATTATATATAGAACCTGAGATTAACAAATTGATGTGGTGTGAAAGACATGGGATACGTTTAACTAATGTAGATAAAGAGTTTTACAACAATACTCCTGAAGGTTATATACTGGTATGTCTTGTAGACAATGGAGCTTTTCATGCTGGGCTTGTAGCGTTTAATAGGCAAGAGTTTAACTATGTTTTAGATAATCCTGATAACAGACCTAAAACATGGTATCTTATTCAAAAGAGAGATGTTAAAAGTGTCTCACCTCGATGGGATGATTTTATGGGTGCTCAAAAGGCTTGGTATAAACGTATAAGTTTTAGCTGGAAAGGTTTAGGTGTTGAGTTGATTAAAATGGCGTTGATTATAGCCATCCTACTGAATGTAATAGTTTTAAGTGTTATGTTTGAGTGGGTGTTCCCTATAATAGGTTTAATGGTTATAGGTATTTATGAAATATTGGTAGAGTTCTCACCTACTTTCAAACAGTACGCTGGTAATACGGTATTTAAAATAAAGGATGAACAATGTTAAGTTACATAGGAAATGATAAGTATATGTTCTATACTTCAAGCGGTAAAGAGATTGAGATGACAAAAGATGAGATTGGAGAGCTTGTGGTAGTTAGCACTACTCAAGAAATCTTTTGTCCGAGCAATATTTGTGATGACTATTTCACAAATGAAAAATTGTTAGAGGAGCTTGGAGAGTATGCTAGTAGTGCAGACAGTGATGCCAATACTATCGACAATTTTGACAAGTCATGTTGTGATGAAAGAGAGGGTGAGACGTTGAGAAACGTGTTTAACTATCTTGATAAACTACTTAAAAAGTATAGACAACTCGAGTAGTAAGCCTTTTAAACACTTACTACTTTTCAACTACTTTTCTTACTACCCCGCAAGACCCCTATATATCGTACTTTTATGTATGTTTATATATAAGGTAGTAAGGTAGTAAAGAATATAGGTTATATAGAATAGAATTATTTTATATAAAATAAAAAATAATAAAATAAAAATAATATATTATATAAGAGTGAATCCTACTACCCCTACTACCATATCTAAAATCCGTGCAACTTCCCAGTGAGACGGGCTTTGCGTGGTAGTATGGGTGGTAGTAGCACCGTAATCAAACATTAAGCGTATTACTACTATAATAAACATTACGCTTAGAAAGGAGAAACATGAACCAAGAAAAACTCGAAGACTCATACGAACAATATCGAGAAGTAGGATTTATTTTACAAAAATCTGCCAAGTTTAAAAAACACGCTTTCCGCGAGGGAGCATATATTGACAGAGAGAATGAAGCCTATGAACCAAAAGCAACTGGTTATGTCGGTATTATACCGCCTAACATTATTGTTGTTGATAACGATAAGTATGAAGATAAGGGTAAAAGTTTTAAGAAATTGCTCAAAGATTTAAACATAACTGATGAGTTGATACCTTTTGCATTTACCCCAAGCGGAGGTGAGCATTACGCTTTTTATAACCCTGACCCTGATTTAGTTGTAGGGAACTTAGGTAAGAAATACCCAGCCTTAGATATTTACGCTGGTTATCAGTCTGTACTACCTATTGTTGGAACAACTGTTTACAACAAAGAAGGTAATTTGGCAAGTTATGAGTGGGGGGATGATATTACAGAATCATTTATTATAAACCCTACACCTGACAATATCCAAGAAGTGTTAAGTATGCGTAAACGTATAGATGCCTCATCTATTCAACATGACGAGGAGGACGCTGAAATATTTGAAGCCTTTAACTCTGTTGAAATATCAGATGATGAAATTGATGAGATATTAGCTAAGTTACCATCGGATTTACATTATGATGATTGGTTAGCTGTTGCTATGTCTCTTTACGATAGATATGGTGGTATGGATGCAGGTCTTAAAAAGTTACAAGAGTTTGGTGAGCGTTCACCTGAGAAAAACGACCCACAATGGACGGAAAGTAAATGGAGGAATGGTCACTTTAAACCAACTCAGACAACTTACAAACGTCTTTACTCCATATCTAATGAGGTTGATATAGATAACTTCAAACTAGAGATAGAAGAAGCTAGTCCTAAAGACTTAGACAAACTTGCAAAGAAGGTTAGTGAAATACCTAGTCTAAATACTCGTACCAAAAAGGACGATGTCAATAGATTAGAATTAGCTGAGGCTATTAACCTGAGACAGAAGACCCTTAAAAAGGAGGGTAAGATAAGTTCTGTTACTCAAGCTAGAACAATCGTCAAAACTCTACAACATGAGAAAACAATGGATGATATTATCAAAGAGGGTAAAGACAGTAATGTTGAAGTCTTCCTAACTGGTAATTCTTACAATGTTCGTATCGGTGATATGTTGATTGAAGAGATAAGTGAGAGTTCAGTTAAAAAACATTTATCTGCGTACAGTATAACAAAAGAGGTGGCTGAAGTTTATATACGTGAAGCTAAAATGATAAGCGAAATAGTCAAGACTACTGATTATATGTTGGAAAAACCTATTAGTTATATAATCGAAGATTCTCAAGCGATTGAGAGACTGCCTTTATTAGCTGTAGTTAAAGACCCATTCCACAACATTACAGATTATATCAATGATGAGGAAATTATCAATGACTTCTTTAATAATATTTGGAATGGTAAAGCTAAAGACATACTTGAATTGATAGCTCTTACTGTTAAGTTTAAAGAGTGGAAGCTCAATAGACTTATGATAGTCGCACCATCTGACACGGGTAAGACGACTTTGACTGAACATTTAGGTTTTCAAAAGATACACATGAAGAGACTTTTAGCATCTATGAGAGGTGATAAAGGTATCGGTGGTAATGTTATCAACGGATTAAAAAACAGCGGTTTACTTCTTATAGATGAAGCGAACAACGTATTAGAACAAGATATTAAAGATATGGATAGAGAAATCTATCTTGATGAGTTTGGAGCTAAAGGGGGTACTCAGAGAATCAGATTACACTTTACAGCTCTTACATCAACGCACAAAACAGCAACAAGAAATAGCTCAGACGAATTGTATAACCGTTTCTTACAAGTAGAACTTACTTCTGAGGAGATGGAATATCCAATTACTAAGAGTGAGGTGTATCGTAGAGATACTGACAGATATAGTGAAGTGGTGCAAAGCTACTCACAATATCATTTTAAAGAATGTTTGAAAAATCCCGAATACGATAAAGATTACCTACACGCGTTACAAGAGAAATATAGATTACCTATTAACGCTGACTTGGATGAGTTCTTATATACCCTTTCTGATGAGGTGATAGACCATATTAGAACAAGCTCAACTCCAACTGGTGATATTATCGAGAGGGATGGAACACATTATATCAAGCGTAAGACTGACTTACTCCACTTGATTGAAGACCTTATAGGAGAGTTGCCGAATATCGATGCTGGTAAATATGCTGATAAGATGATAAACCATTTTATTCAAGCTAAGTCCAAGAGTATTAAAATCGATGGAAAGCCAACCAAATATTATCCAATAACTCTGAGAAGCTTTGTGTTAAACGAAGACGATAGAATTATAGATATGTTTGAAAACTTAGATGAACAATAAAAGGAACAAAAATGAAAATCGCAATTACAATAGACACTAACAGTAGAGAAGATATAATCGAGGCGGTAGAGTTATTAAGTGGTATGTTATATGCTCACGATGAGGTTATACCGACTAAACCGACTAAACCGACTAAACCGACTAAACCGACTAAACCGACTAAACC